AGGATGAGTTTTATTCAGGCAACGCCGATGGGGTTTACTTTGATGACCTTGAAGCCTTTGCCAAACTTGTTGCAGAGAAAGAGCGTGAGGCGTGTGCAAATATTTGTGAAACGCTTGAACTACCTGAATGGCCCGACAAAGTGCGTCAACCATTAGCGCAAGCAATCAGAGCAAGAGGACAATCATAACTAAGAAAGATACAAAGTAGATTCGTATTGCCGTCTTTTTAAAAGACCGGGCAGGATTTTCCCACCTGCCTTGCAATACTTTAAGAACTCTTGTGCCGCACCTTCGTGGTCACCCCGAAGAACCTTTTGACGGAGTGTTGACCGCTGAAGTGTTCCCAGACCAAGATTAAAGCTAAAGCTAACCAAAGCATCAAATCTATTCTGATTAAGAACTCCGCAAAAGTTAGTGACCCCTCGTTCAAAATTATATAAATCTTTTCTAAGAATTGCATCGACTTCCTCTTTTGTAAATATTTTGTTGTCTTGTGATGTTAATTGAACTGACATCCTTTCAGGCATTGGTAAACGCGCTTGAGATGGATACATTAAATGTCCAACACCGATAGTCCAGAGAAGTGCAGGACAACGATAGGGTTTGAATCTGACCCCTTCGTGATGCTTCATTACCTCTAATGCTTTAGGACTAATGTTCATTTTTTGCTAAACGCTTGTGTGCCGAACCAAAACGCAACAATAGATGACCAGATAATCTGAGTATCGGAATCCCACAAAGAATCCATTGCGGTGGTAAATTCTACGCCAGTCTGCAAAGCATAGTAAAAGCCAAATACATCTACAAACACCAGTAGCGCAAACATCCCAAATGTAATAGCAGGTCGCACTATAGCCCTTGCGTTAATCACCCACTGACTTGCACCTTGACCTATTGCTATGTCGTGTTGGTAGAGTGCTTCCCGTTCTTTTAAAGCTATCTCTTGAGACTGCACCTCAGAACTAATAGTCAACTGTTCAGTTTTAATATCCTCAATTTTGGCTTGCATTTCATAACCGGCTTTTTTTAACTCCAACTCCCGTTCAGTTTGCATCCTAGCCAGTTCTAACTCGTGTTTTTTGTCTGACTTATCTTGAAAAAACGCAAGGATATTAGGCAGTCCGCCCGACACAAAAGATAGTAAAGTTGATAGCAAAGTAATCATGGTTTCTCCGATAAAAATTCATCTAATAGTGATCTAAATTCTAAACTATCTGCCGTTCCTAACATGGCGGCTTCATTTTCTTTAATCAACATCAATTGAGATTTGTTGCATCCTGCGCCATTTTTTTTAAGCCAATCCAGTGTAAGCCTATACCGTTGTTCAGGATTGTGCGTAGCAAGTGCAAGATATTTAAAGGTAGCAAGACTGCACTTATTGTCTGCCCACGCTATGAACAAACAACAAGTTGTAATTGGAATAATTAAAAGCCATTTCATTTTGCCATTTCTATTGATGCAAAATTGATGCGCGACCGAACCGCTACAAGGTCGGCAGGTTCCGTTTTGAACCCTACAGCCACATACCCCGCAAACTCTCCAATAGGCGGGGGAATAGACCCTCTACAAATGAATGTAGCGCCCTGTTTAGATTCCCATTCCGATGTCTTGCCAGAAACAACAAGTTTATCGCAGTGAACTTCACCGTTTAGCATAGTAATCATAGCCGCATTTCGATTTGCATCTGCGCTAAATAAACTAGAATTAACGCCGTCCAAAGATTTATCTATACCTTTTTCGGTCATTGCTAACATAGTAATTTTTGTGTTTGTAACTATGTTCACTTTGTGAACTACTACGGTAGTTGCTTCTAAGTCGGACCGTAAAGCATTGGCAGTAGGTAAAATGTCATCTCTGTCTTTAAGTTGCGGTAGCTTGTCATGGCTTACTATTGCGTTAAGTAGCACTTGCTTGCTGTCGTAAGTTAAGTAACCTATAAACAACAAACTAGCAAGAATAATTACCATCACTAATTTAAAAGGTGAATCTACCCATTTAATTAGGTCTATGGCTTTGTCTAAGTAATTAGACGCAGTTTTAATCTCTGATTTTCTACGCATTGTAGTTTGTCTTGCGCGATTGGCTTTAGTAACCATATTACCCCTTAAATAGTTTTTCTAGTAAATGACCGGCACCCGCGCCAACCCCACCCGCCGCTAGTAAAAATCCTAAAGCCATACCTCTAGCACCGTGAATTTTGCCTTTTAATTCATCAACTTCATCTTTCATTGAAGAAACTTCTTTAGCTAAGTTTTCTACAGCGTTGATTAATTTGCCAAATTCAATAGGGTCAATTTCACTCATGTTAGTTCCAGTTTAAATGTTTGATGACTTCCTGTGGAGAAACAAAGTATTCGCTTTTGTGTTCAACAAACTCCCACCAGAGAAACTGATTTTGGACTAAGTTGTTCCTGTCTTTTAACAGGTTTATATTTTCTGGATGTCCGTATATTTTAGGGTCAGATACAGACCATAAAACCACACCCATTTTTTTTTGTCGCCACGCAAGATGTTGAAAAAAAGAATCGCATGACACCCAAATTCTACACTGATTTATCAATCCTCGCAGTTCTATAACAGTTAAGTTTTTGCGAAAATCCTCGGTTAATTGTTCTTCGCCTTCTATCCCAACTTGAACAACAGGTTCGCTAATCAAAGATAACAACTCTTTCCAGAAAGGATAATTTTTTGGGTTTCGTTTGCCATTAATTAATTGTTTGGAATATGGGGAAATAATAATCATAGGTATAGCTTTCTAAACGCTTCACCAATGCTTTCTTTCCATTTCCATATATCCATTTTTTTATAGATGTTGTATTGGTCTATGTCACCAAACAAATGTTGCGCTTCCGCAATAGATTTACCTGGCACTATTTCGGGATAGCAAGTAAACACCTCGGCATTTTTTATTAAAGGTAATATCTCGCTAAAAACTACATGGTCGCCCATGCCGCAATTTAGAACTACAATATTTTTATCTTTATACTCAATAATATTTCTAAATATACGTTCGTCTTGTTCGTATAACTCTTGATTTGGTTCGCTTCTAATTCCGCCCTTTGGATTCTTTAAATGCCATGTATCTGCATTAGGCACTACCATTACACGATAGCCTTTTTTATGCAGTCCATAACTAAATAAAGTTTCCTCTCGATGCGCTACTTTAGAAAGTCCTAAATTGTAATCGTGAGTTTTAGACCGATATAAAAATGAACAATGCAAATGTTCTACATATTTAATTTTATCAATGTAATTCCATTGAATGTTATTTTCTTTGCCTATGTTCTCAATAAATCCAGTGACTTTAGACGTATCAAAAGTTAAAGGTGGGGTAAGAATAGACCCGCCAATAGCGCCAACATCATCAGCAATATGCTTGCTTAGATTCTCTAAAACATTGGGTTCGGGTATTGCATCATCATCTACGCGCCAGACCCAATCGTAATCCATTAAGTTTGCTACCTGATGATTGTGGTGCGGTCCTTTCTTTCCTGCAAATACCCATTCCCAAGGTATTCTTTTAATATCAAGCATCATAAAAAAATGTTGATACTGCAAGACATCCCGCATATCTTCAGGATTATCGTTGTCATCAAAAACAATTAGTTTATCAACAGGTTTGGTTTGATTAATAATCGCTTGAATGGTCAATGGTAGAGTAGTGTGATATCTACCTTTCGTAGATACCGAACAAAGTATTTTAGTCATTTGTCCACCTGCAAATCATTAAATTAAGTTGATTTGTATCGGATATAGGACATGGACTATCTAATATATCTCCCGCTTCGTTAATGTATTTAAACTCAAAGCCGGGGAAGTGTGATTCATTTAACCCATGTAACTTATGATGCGGTCCCCAGAAACCGACAGGTTCATTCATGGGAACTGTAATCAATAAACGCTTGCAGTGTTTCTTAAGACGTTCAACTACTTCTATACCATTATCTAAATGTTCAATTACTTCAAACGCAACAACAGTATCGTATTGTTCAAGTTCAAATTTGTTAATATCTGAATGAAAGAATTGTGCGTTGTATCCCCAGTCTTGTTCTTTAGCCACGTCAATAATAATGGGGTCGTAATCTACGCCTGTATATTCAATGTCTTTAGGAAAGAACTGAATACCATAGCCATCAGAACAACCAATCTCTAATATCTTTTTACCTATAAGATTTTCATTTGCCCATTTGTATCGAGTAACCTCACGCGGGAAAACTGGGTCGCCTTTAAGAAATACTGCCCGTTCCCAGTAATTAGAAAGTCTCCACCGATACCAATCGTGATTGTATTTCTTGGCGAGTTTAAGAGAGTTTCTTAAGAATATATCATCCCAACCCTTAACCAAATTAGGGTCGTGCATTGTGCCTTCGCCCTTATGATAAATAGGATAGTAGCCAACATATTTTCCACCT